TCTAAGCACATGATGATGGGCCACTCGCTTGGCAAGGACGTCTCGTCGAAGGTATACACGCACCGCACCATCGACGACCTGCGGAAAGAGATAGTCAAAATTTGTTGCTAATTTGTCGCTAATTTGTCACTAATTTGTCACTAACCAAGATTTACTTTACCATTCTTTACTTATCTAAATCATTCTTAATCAAACTAATGAAATATAGAAAAACAGGCACTTCCACGACGGATGTGCCTGTTTTGCTGACTTTCCGAATTTTCACTCGGTTTTAATCAAACGTTAAAAGTGAAAGCCACGCAAAACCTTTATTTATAAGGATTTCTTGCGCGGCTTGTTACTATTTTGTTACTATTTATTTTTCCATTTTGGAAATCATCTTCCGAAGCTCGCTCTTGACTCTTTCGTCATTCGTCTGCTCAGAGAGATCTTCCAGCTGGTCGACAATGCTGTGACGAGAATAGCCATCACTCGTATAACGTCCGAGACTGTCGCGGCCTCTCCGGGAAGACATATCGCCATCATAGGAATCATAACTCCGACGATAACGATTGCTCGTCTCTCCGTCATAGCTTCCGCGATAATAACCGCGATAGCTGTTATTGCTGCTGCCACCCTGCCCCTCAATCGAGCCGATGCACTTGAGCGCATGCGCAAGCTTATCAATCGTATCGAGGCTGGTAAGCGTCAGCTCACGTTCGCCATACTTGGACAGTTCTTCGTACAGCTTTTCTTCTAACTTCGTCAAGTCCATTTTGCGTCCTTTCTACGCGATGCGCGTTATTACGAGATTTGCGTTTTCGACAATAATCGCCGGAGCCGGGGTTTCCGTTGCGTCATCCGTACCGGGAACCGCATCAACCGAAACGCTGAAGCAGCATCCCTTCGGCACCTTGATGATTGCCGTGCTGGTAACATTACCGAACGTGTCCGTCTCTGCAGGAACGAAGACCGCACGGCTTGTAAGCCTCGGTTCTCCGTTGACCGTAATCGCGACCGCGATCGGGCCGACTGCGCCCTCCTCCGGGAGAGCAATGTTTCCGTTAAATGTTACCTGATACGTTGCAAAACATTGTCCGCAAGTGATTCCTCGCAGAATAAAAACTCCCGTTTCGTCCTCGTGATATACATATCCGCGAGTGCAAGGAATAGATGCGTTAAAGATAATCGGAGCATTCAGATTGACAACCTGCTCCGCATTCGCAAGATATTCTGCTGCCATATCACACCTCCGTCAGCCGTTACATCCACATCCGTAGCCGTTGTTGCTGCAGCTGAAAATCGGAGTCTGTCCGTATACGGGCATGGCCGGAATTGGACAAGAGCGAAGTTCGGTCAGGATGTTTGCCTGAATCTCTGCAGTCTGTCTCGTCTGAGAAGCAGCAAGGTTTGCGGTCGTCAGCTGACGTTCCAGGTCGCTGATTCTGTCATCCTTGGCACTAAGCTCAAGCTGACACAGCTTGTCGAGAATGCTCTGATTGTTCCGGTTCGCATTTTCGATGATGTCTCTCGTGTTCTGTGCGGCCGCATATCTGTCCTGGCAGTTCTCGGTTGCTACCGTGTACTTCAGATCCGCAATACCGGCCCTGTTTTCGCAGCAACAGTTCTGCAAAGCGCTCTGCAATCCGAAGATGCTCTGCATGTTAGCCATCTGACGAGCGTTCGCACCCTGCTCAACACCGGCGAAGCCATTGGCAAGAGCCATCTGTACATCGGAGAAGCCGTTACAGAGCTGCGAGGAGATTCCATAGACACCATCGCGGATAGACGTCACATTGTCGTTCATCAGCTGATTCTGAAATCCTTCGGAAGTCAGATTCGCCTGATTCATCCACGGATAAAGGCCGCCGAAACCGCCTCCGAAGCCACCGCCACAGTTTCCTCCGTTGTTCCAGCCACCGAGGAGAATAAACAGAAGGAGAATCCACCAGCCATCACCTCCGAAGCCGTTACCACCGAACCCACCGCCGCCACCGTACATCGGCGCTACGGGCATAACGAGTCCATTGCTACCATTTTCTTCTAATGCCATTTCTTTTTCCTTTCTACCGCTAATTGTTTGCGGTCAAGCATAGACTGTCCGCCTATGCGTTTATACTTCAGTCCTGTGCACCGGACATTCGTATCAAATCATCCGCCGGAGCTGTTGAGCCATCTTCACCGCATTGTTATACTGTTCCTGCGTTATCTGACCACTCTGAAGCATCTGACGGACAACCTGCTCGGCGTTTCCGCCGAAGCCGTTGCGGAACTGGTTAAACCGCTGCAGAAACGCTGCAAAACCGTTATTTGATGCATTTGGCATCATTGCTTGAAATAAGGGATTCATTTCGCGTCTCCTTTCTTCTGCCTAACAAATTCCTCGCGCAAATCGTTTATTCGCCCATTTATGGCCTTTATATCCTCATAGGTCGCATACCTTGGTCCGTTCTGCTGAACGTTATCTTGCGGCCTCTGCGCTTCTCTGAAGGTATAATCTAATACTTTCATCGTCGGCATCCCGGAAGCGTCCGCAGATTTAAGATAAATCGTCTGCGATTCCGAGTCCCACAGCGTAACCGTTGAATTCGGCGCCACAAGGTAAGACTTGGCACCGGCTTCGCCCTGCACCCAGATCGGAGCGCCGCTCTGCTGCTGCGGCTGATAATACTGCTGATTGTTCCATGGATATGAGTAAGCCATTAATGTTCCTCCTTTTTATACCAATAATATTGCGGTATTTCCCGAGACGAATCCCAGGAGTCATAAATGTTTCCGTCTTTAACCGCAGCTGTGTGGGAATTGAAGCCGAGAACAAAGGTGCCCTCCGGATGATCTTTGCAAAAGTCTTCGGCCGTGTAGCAGTCCGGACAAGTGTCAGGAAGCGACTGCCTTGAGAAACCATTCTCCCGGAGAACGGATCCCCATACGGAATTTGAAGAAGGCATGTCTCCCATCAGATATCCGTTCTTTGCAAGCATGCAGAAGGCCGTTTCCCAATCAACGTCCAGCGCTTTTGCGACAGCTCGCACAGCACAGTCTCCGACGCGCCTGGCGACCGGATTAGGATTGAATTCTATATACATTCCATTCTCCCTTCATTTGATGGCTAAATGATAGCACGAAGGGAGCACCTGCACAATGAAGTGCAAGTGCTCCCTTCGTGTTGTAGGAGTGAAAAATCAAGGCAATCTATCGACATGGGAAAAGACTATGTCTTTACACTTGTGGATGATGTTCTTAATATGCCTGACAGACATGAAGTATTTTTCTGCAAGCTCTTCATATGTCATGCCTTCAAGCAATCTGTCCTTTGTCATGTCCCGGTCTCTCCGGGAGAAAATAAATTGATTGATAAGGTGCACAATCTCGTCACGCGATAAATCGTATTTAGATGGTATGCTCATTTGCGAAGGATTTCGCCATTCTGACAACAGAAGTGGCACCGCCAACAACAACCAGGGAAAGAATCAAAGATGTGATCGTGACGAGAATCAAGGCCTTCTGACTTCTTTCAAACCTGTATGCTGTTCCTTCATATACATAATAAGGAACTGTCGCAACATCTCTCTGTTTGCATTTGGAACACTTGTCATCCATTTTCTTTGTCCCCCGCTTCAGGCAGCCCGGTTGCAATGGATGTCAGGACAGACAGAATGCCCGACAAAACCGAAGCACTTGCAACCAACCCCCAATTAACATCAGACATTGCGAATGCAGTTCCAATCGTTGCAACTGCGGTCTGTGCCACCGTTCTGATTGCGCGGATCAAGGCGCATTTCCAAAATTCTTTTGTAAACATCACTTTTCATCCCTTTCCATTCTGTTTTTCCAATCTTCAAGCAAAGCAATTCGTGTTCCCCACTCTGCTTGCTCTCCGGTTTGCTTCCGAAGTTCATCAATCTTCTCGTTTGTAACCCTTTGGTATGAAGCAATCTTTTCGTCTTGAACCGCAGAATTTAGTTCTAATTGATGCAGAAGTTTATCCGATGATGTTCTTGCAACAATTACCGCGCCCACCAAGGAACCAAACAAACCGCATCCGCTTGTTATTAATGCCACTACAATTGCTACATCCATCCCATTTTACCCCTATTCTGCAAGCTGTAAATATTTCAAAGCAACCCAAGTGTTGATTCCGCCTAACCGCGCTTGCTTTTCGCCGTTAAAAGTAGCAATCTCCACAACCGTGTCGATGTACTTTCCATTTGCGTACTGCG